AGCAGAGCTACGACTTTCCCAATAGCTACGTGACCATCCCACAGCGTGTCATGTCATGGGACCCCATCAGCACGTATGCTGATGACCAGAACAACCGTTTTGTTCAGCGATACATGTCAAAGAAGTGAGTTTGGACCCGCCAACTTTTTTCCGATGACACGAGTAGATGACCAAAACTCATGAAAAGTTCGTGGAGGATGCGCGTAAAGTTCACGGAGATAAATATGAATATACTCAGAAATATATAAATAGTCTTACAGCCATTGATATATCATGTTCTCAACATGGCATTTTTAAACAAAAACCTAAACACCATTTAGTTGGGAAAGGATGTTTAAAATGTGCAGCAACGGCCGTTAAAACACGTGAAAAGTTTATAGAAAATGCACGCAAGGTGCATGGAGATAAATACGAATATCCTGATCAATATACAAATGAAAAAACCAAGCTGAAAATAATTTGTCCCATTCACGGTGCTTTTATGAAAACTCCAACCGGCCATATTCACGGAAAACGGGGGTGCCATAAGTGTTCAAATAACGGAACATCAAACTCTGCAAACACATGGTTAAATAGTTTGAACATTCCCGGGCTACGTACTTTCGAGAGCCCAGAAGGTGAATATCGTATACCTAAATTAAATTGCAAGGTTGATGGTTATGATAAAAATACGAACACTGTTTACGAGTTCCATGGTGTATATTGGCATGGTCATCCAGACCATAAAGATTATAAGGATAGTGAGAAACATCCCACTGTAAATCTCACGTGGAATGAATTATATAACAAAACTATTGAACGCGACAAAAAAATTATAGAAATGGGGTACAATCTCGTTGTTAAATGGGGTGGGTAAAGTATAAGGACTAAAAAAAAATAGTACCTCATCATAACTAGCGATGGAACCCCTCGCGTTGGCCGCCGTCGTCGGTCTTGTGTTTGCCGGTAAGCGTCTCTCGGATGGTTCAGAAGAAAAATCCGTCGAGCGCAAACCACTGCCAACCACTCGGCCAATTACCCGTCGTGACATCGACCTTGCAGCGAATGCACGGGATCACGAAAAGGACGCATTTGACCTCCGTGTCATGACGCCCAACCTCGGTCGCCGTATCGGTGACTGGCGCCTCCAGCCAAAGGAGGCGGTCGGGAACCTTCAGGACGTTTCTCCAGACGCGAACCGTTTTCCTTTCGGTCAGCCCGTTTATGACCTGTATAACCGCCAGTATGTGACGAACAAAATGAATAATCTCCAGCCAATCGAGCGCCGCCGCATCGGTCCAGGTCTGGGCGTCGGTTCCAACGTGGATGCGGCCGGTGGTTTCCATCAGTACTTCCGTGTGTTGCCCAACAACGTCAATGAGGAGCGCCTCACGACGCTCGAGGGTCGCAATGGTCCAGCTGCTTATTTCATCAAGAGCGGTGGCGCCGGAGGTATCGGTGAGGTGACTCACCAGGCTAAGGATACCAAGGCGTGGTACCGTGATCCAGCTCGTAATCGTGCTCAGGGTCAGGGTGGTGCCATCACCGGTGCCGAGGGCCGTCCAGAGTTCCTCAAGACGGCTCGGAGCACCATTCGTGACGAGCAGACGACGCGTAATGACACGCTGTCTATGGGTCCTGCGCAGTACAATGTGGCTCAGCCATACGCCGAAGGCGGCCGTGGTGCATACACGGACAAGTCTTTGACGCGCGTCAGTGATAACCGCTCCAACCCAGATCGTGCAGGAAACGCTGGTCAGATGAACGTTCGCAACGATCCAGTCAATCAGGTGGGCGCCATGACGAACCTCCGTTCAGAGTCCAAGCCGGTGCCCGTTTCTCACATGAACGGCTCTCGGTTCCAGAACTATCTGGGCCCAGAGTTTTACAGATTCGATGAGAAGAAGGACAAGCTCAACCCATTGGCTTCGTCCAAGTGCCTTGACGTGGCCATCCAGCAGCTCGAGAAAAATCCGATCGCCCTCCCTCCCCTTTCGGCCGTCTAATTCCACAGTAAAATAATCTAGACCAATTGTAAAATGAGCGGTGGTATCGTTCAACTCGTCGCAACTGGTGCTCAGGACGCTTGGCTGACGGGTAAGCCCGAGGTTTCTTTCTTCCGCTCCAACTACCGGCGGTATACCCACTACGCTAGCTCGACGGAGCGTCAGGTGATCCAGGGCGCCCCCATCGCCGGTGGCATCTCCACCGTCCGTCTGGAGAAGAAGGGCGATCTGGTCAACTACATGTACCTGACTGCCCGTGATGCCAACGGATCGATGGTGCCCATCGTGGATTGGACCAAGGTGATTGACAAGATCGAGCTCATGATCGGTGGTCAGGTCATTGACACCCAGGACGTCGTTTACTCGACCGCGATCGAGCCCGTCACCGGCGCCCAGAACTACAGCCAGCGTATGCTCATCGGCAACGTGACCGACCCCACAAACGCAACCAACGTCTTCTACCCCGTCAAGTTCTTCTTCAACAAGGACTGGTGTGTGTCTCTGCCCCTGGTGGCTCTGCAGTTCCACGACGTGGAGCTGCGCATCACCTGGTCTGGTAGCCTGGGCGCATCGACCAGCTTCAACGGCGCCACCGGCATCACCACCTACAACCAGCTGCAGTACATCTGCTGGGCCAACTTCACGTACCTGGACCAGGCTGAGCGCGATTACTTCGCCAACACGCCCCAGGACCTGTTGATCACCCAGGTCCAGCGTACGATCGTTCTGGGCTCCCAGACGATGCAGGAGTTGGCTCTGGCCCAGCCAGTCAAGTTCCTGGCCTTCACGAGCAACAACTATACCCAGGCTTACGGTAGCACTGGCGCCAACTCGGCACTGGTCAAGGACCACCAGCTCAAGACCCAGGTGAACGGCGTGGACGTTGGTGAATTCCGTCACCTGCCCAGCTATGTAGACCTGCCTCAGTACTACAACACGCCTTTCGGTTACCTGCCCAACGGTCAGGACGCAGGTCTGGCCAATGTGGGTATCATCAGCTACTGCCTGGACACCTCCAAGCTCCAGCCCACCGGCACCCTGAACTTCTCCCGTCTGGACACGTACCGCATCGTCGTGCCACCCACCATCACCATCGGCGCTCTGATCAAGAGCACGTACATGTACGCGATCGGCTACAACGTGCTGCGCATCCAGAACGGTCTGGGCTCGGTCCTTTACGCCAATTAAATTGAACCTAAAATATAGTATGCAACTCTGGCATTGGGTTCTTCTTTTGGGACTCGTGTTTTTGATTACCTACAGTCCACGTACGGGAAATCTCAAGGACTTTTTTGATTTGGAAATATCAGAGGGGGATGTCAAACCCCCGGGGCCCTCGCGAAAGGCACAAAGCAATAGCAATACCCTTCAGCACGATCAATGAAGTTCCTCACTTTTTGATTGTGCACGACAGAAGATACCGTGAATGGACTTTTGTCACAGGCGGGTGTCGCCGACGTGAGATTTACAACCCACTTCGTTGTGCGGTTCGTGAACTCGAAGAAGAAACACGTGGCATCATAAACCTGAAGCGCGGCTCTTACGCCTACTTCAAGTTTTCGACCAATACACCAGAACCCCGTGACGTGGAGGACGGTGTGGATGTTCTGAACCATTATCACGTCTATGTATTTAATATGCAAATGACCCCCGTCGAACAGAGACACATCGTCAAACGTTTCACGGAGGAAATGGGTAAGATGGATGCCAACTCTGTTCCCTTCCGTAAGAATTACGATGAGAATGACGACTGCAAATTTGAGAACCTCGATTCTATTTCAAAATTGCCAAACCTCTGGCCCATGATACGTCAGCACGTCTTGGGCAACCCTGAATTTCAGCAGGCCCTGAATAATCCTAAAATTCCTTTTAATTTGAGGGTCTAGGGCGAATGACGGAGTCATTCCGTCGCGCCAGCGGACAAGAGCCTTTTTCAAAACTCGTGTTTGGCCGCGCTACGCGCGACCAAATAAGTGCTACGCACTTACTATAGGATGACCCGATCCAAAATAGAGTTTGCCACAATCCTGGCGACCATGCGTGGTCAGGGAGAAGATCCGAAACAACTTGCAGAGGATATGACCCTTCGCAAATTGTGTTATGAAATTGAAAAGCTCGAGCAGGACGAGACAACCCCGAAGGGCGACGAGCCCCCAAAGGAAGACGCCAATGAGGAACCACTTAAAAAGCCAAAGGGTCCACGGCCCTTTTGGTCTTGGCTCCTGGCAGACAGTGATGATGAAGACTCTTAGAGAATTTAGTCTCTAAATTGGTAATGTCAATAGAAAGATGGCGGGTCCCGAACGGCCATGCCACCCACGTCCTCATGGACGGTGGGATCCTTTTCGTACCCACAGAGGAGACCCAGGAATTTCACCAAGCCTGTGTGGATGCGATTAATTCAGGAACAAAATTGTACGTGGTCGAGCAAAAGACGGAACTTTTCAAGTTCTTCGTGGACCTGGATTACAAGGCCCAAGAGAAACTGAAGGATGAAGATCTTCTCCAATTTTGTTCTATAATTCATGAAGCCCTTGGGACGGCATCCAGGTGCTTGATTGCTCGGGCACGTCCAAGACCTGTAGCAGATGGTCTCATAAAATCAGGGGTCCATATTCACTGGCCAGACTTGATTGTCACCAGAACCCAGGCTCTTAATTTTAGATCAAAAATCATTTTGAATTTATCCCAAGACTTTGCGTTTGATTGGGACCGTGTTATCGACGCGTCGGTTTATGGAGGTTCTGGACTGAGAATGTTATGGTCCCACAAGAAACCCACAGGTGACCCATATATTCCATGGAGGGACCTGACTGGCGCAACTTTCCCCAAGGAACCCAACGTGGACATCCTCACTCTCTTTGCGGTGCGCACGGACGAGGATCCGCGTCAGGAGGAGGTTCTCGAGAACAACGGCCCACTCGAGGAGTTTGTGCGCAAATACCTCGAGGGCCAGTGCCGGACACACATCAAGAAGGTTCAGAGGCATGATCACGACGGTTGGTTCGCTCAGACCGACTCGAAATACTGTGAGCGGCTCCACAAGGACCACAAGTCAAATCATACATGGTTTTCTATACGTTCTGGTCGCATATCCCAGCGTTGTTTTGACGAGGACTGCCGCGAGTTCAAGGGTCAGGAACATATTCTCCCTCCATCAATAGTAGAGCAACTCAATGACGTTGCTATTGTGGGTAGTCCTTCTTGTAGTTTTCTTATGGATTTTCTTCCCGATGGGCCCAGTCGCACGTTTCAAAAAGTACAAAGAGAAGGTGCACAAGTACTCGGGTCTGGACCCAAAGAGCTGGGAAAGATTTTTGACCAACATCCAAGAGTTCGAACGGTTGGCTTCGACCGACCAACTTGATGAGTCGGCTCAGTCGCTCTATGCATGTATTGAGAACATCAGAGACATTGCCATGGGAATTAGACGGGCGGATGATGCCGAACATCAGGAGGATCTCAATACAATAGCAAACGAACTGGGATATGAAGGAGAGTTTATAATAAATCAAAATGCAATTTCTCGAGGCATCAACTTCTTCCCAAAGTACTTAAACGAATCACTCATGGATTATCCAGATGCCCGACCAGACGGCCCCTTCCCCAGACTCCGCTCCGACACCTGAGACGCGCACCCGATCAGGGCGCATCACCAAGCCCCCAGTGCGCTACGAGCCCGTTGAGCAGGTTGAGGACGATTATGCTCCAGAGGATTATGATTCGGACGAGTCTGATATTAAATCTGATGAAGAGGATGACTTTTCTGAAGAGGAGGACGACGAAGAAGATGCCGATGAAGATGGAAATTTAGATGGCTTTGTAGTGCCAGATAAAAGCGAGAGTGGTGATTCAGACAGTGACGACGATGGAGAACCTGCCGTTCCTGTCAAAAAGCGACCAGCCGTCCCAGTCAAGAAACGGGCCCCAGTCCGAAAGTGAGTGGCCCGTTCAGGACCAGCCACGCCCCATGTTTCAACGCGACCTCGAGGCGCCCCAAAAGGACCCCCTTGAGTTTCTGAAAAATACAAACCCCGTCGGTCTGATTCTTCTCGGTATTGTCATCGGTGTTCTGATTGTCAGTATGCGTCCTATTGTAATTAGTGCGGCTAAGTGACAGTATACAAAATTGCATTTCCAGAATTGGAATCAGCCCCAACAAAATCCCCTATAGGACCGGTGCGGTGCACACGGACATCTTCCTGAAGAAAACCCAGCCAAGGATTCTCACGAGTCTGATCGGCTGGTTCCATATCTCTGAATACATCAAACTGATTGTCATGAGCGGCAACAGTTTGAGATATTCTTGCGGGTGCTGGTGGGAACCGCTTGTACGCTAGGTACAAAAGGGCCAACACAATCACGATCGCAATTAGTTTAAATAACATTTATTAGTACTAGTTGTCAATATTTTAGGCTACATCAGGCACCTCCTCCTCCTCGACAATAGGCTCCTTGGTCTTGGCGTCCTCCACAGCCTTGGCGTCGGCCGCCGCCTTGTCTGCAGCATCCTGAGCCTCCTTGCGCTTCAGAACCTCGGCCGCCACGCGGATATCCGCCTTGGCAACCAGTTCCTCCATAGACGCCTCTGGAAACTCCTTCTTCAGGTCGTCGAGCAGATCCGCCGGGTGGGGAATTGGTGGAACGTCCGCCTTGGTATAGTACTTGCTGTTCTCGTCACCTGGCTCGATGAATGGCGTGTCGGAACCCTCAATTGGCGTAGCCATCATGTCGCGCTTACGCTTCTCGAACATGGCGGCCGCAGCCTGCTGACTCTTGCGGTAGTTGACCATAATCTCCTCGAGCTTGTCGTTCTGGTAGTGGACGTCCTCAATCTCCTCGCGCTTGGGAGGAATCAGAAGCCACTTGTACATGTCGACCACGTAAATGTCAACCAGGGCGTCATCCTTCTGGAGGCGCTTGGCGTGGGCACCCGCCTCGTCACGGGTCGGGAAGCAGCCACGGATCTTCAGACCCAGCTGATCATTCTTCTGGGGCAGATCTGGACCGACGAACGACACGCACGCAAAAAGCTGTCCTGGAACAGTCAGGTAATCCTGCTCGAGAGAACCCATATAAAACTAACAAGCTTTTTTCTTTTAAGTCTAGAAACGCAGGATGGATCTCCGCAAGATTCACAACGATTACAAACGTAAACACATCAATAAATGGGTAATGCCGAATTCCTATGTGCTCGACTGTGGGTGTGGCCGGGGCGGCGACTGGTGGAAGTGGAAGGCTTGTGGTGTTCGTGTAGCGGCCATAGACCCTGATGCCGAGTCACTCGCTGAGGCCGAGAGCCGTGCGAACGAGATGGGGTTTGACGTCTGGTTCCTCGGTCAGGGTGACATCCGCCAGGCAGCCTTTGCAGGCCCCTATGACGTGGTCTGCTATAACTTTTCGCTCCACTATATTTTTGAAAATGAAAAGACCCTTGAGGAATCCCTCAAGGCGATCAAAGTGGCTCTGAAACCAGGTGGACTCTTGATCGGCATCACACCTGAGAAGGCTCGGGCCGAGGCCATGGGTCCCAATTTCATGGACAAATTAGGAAATGAATTCAAGGTCATGAGTGACCGCCTTTTGGTCCGGTTGACTGATGGTCCATTCTATGCCAATGGGGCAAAAGAGGAGCCAATCCTGGACGGGGCAATTTTGATCCAAAAATTACAAACGCTGGGCTTTGACCGACTCGTGTGGGAACCCATGGTACCCAGGCCGACCGGATTGATTTCGGATTTATATACAAAATTTGTCTTTGTAAATGCTAGAGGAGATGAACCAGGTGGCTTGTCTCGTAGCGGGGCTGACGACCCTTGCTCTGGTGGCATTCACTAATTCAGAACCAAAAATGCTAGTCGAACTGAAGGACCGGTACTTTAAAATCCTCGCCATTCTCCGGGCGTCGGGTGACCCTCTGTGGTCGCCAGTCCTAAAGCCGGCAATTATAACTGGACTAAACGGAAAGAAGGACGGTGTCATAGGTTCGAATGTGAATAAAGGGTACGAAATTTACATCTGCCTGGATGGAGACGATGTAAACTCGGCTTTTTATGTGCTTATGCACGAGTTGGCCCATATGACCGTGCCCGAGTATGATCACTCTATTAAATTTTGGGAGAATTTTGAGAAACTAAAGAAGATTTGTATAGATTCAGGACTGTATGTGAAATCGGGGACGCGTCAGTATTGTGGGGACTCGGTGAGAGACTGAGGGAGGTTCGCAGGATCCCTCGGTCTCTTGACGGCCGAAGGCGTACTAAGAACAGGACGCTACGCGTCCTCCTTAGGCCTTTTCTGAAAGAAACTGTCTCGCAAAGTAGAAAACTACAGCCGCGATCAAGGCGGTCACAGCCATACCCGTCATGGACATTTCACCATTCTCTCCCATGAACTTGGGCACCATCGTGCTCAGTTTGCCCTGGACGGGCTTGGAATAGGCGATGACCGCCGCCACACCCGCCAGAGCCGCGTACCACTGCTCATCGGTGAGGCCGAAGGGGTTCTTGGATGAACCCGAAGAGCCCTTGGACTTGGCCTGCTTCTGGGGTGGCGCCTGTTCGTAGGGCGAACCCTGAACCTCATCCTGCATCATCTGTCCTGGACCGGGCATGACTTCTTCAATCGACGACGAAAACTCCGCCATTTGAGATTCGTCTAGGTTTTTTTCGGGCTGTTGTACCTCGCGCAGAAGACCAGTCGGTACTGTGCGCTTATTTTCCTCCTTCTGCGCAGGCATCTCGACAGATGCCGAAGCGACTGGAATCGGTGTTGACAGGTCTGAAACGTTCGGATCGTACGTCAACATCTAATTCAGCTACTGAAAAGAAAGACGACCTAACTACGCGCCCCCGACTTTTTGACAATGACCGTCCCCCCTCGCCTCTGGGCTGCCGGGGCTAGAGGTTGCGCGACGGCCCGAGGATTGTAATGGCGCTGATGGTACTGCCAGAATGAGGGAGAACCTACGTGAAACCCGCGGCGGATAGGCGCTTTGTACCAAAATACACAATCCGTTATGCGATTGCTCTTTGAGGTGTTGTCGAGCACGAGGCACTCGTAGTTTTCCGTACAGGCGTCCATGACCTGTGAAAACTGGTCGAACGTAGGGAAAACGCCGAAGAACGCCTTGTACAGGTTCTCGCGGTTCTGTCTGACGTTGTCTCTCAGGGCAAACACGTAGTCCACGTTGGTGCGAATCATGGGCGTCATATCCATACAGTACTGGGTCGTCATCATGAAGAATATCTTCCAGTGGCGCCCATTCATAAAGAGCTGACGGATACACACGTCCCTCATGAATGACCTGTCATACATACAGTCATCCATGAGGATAAAAACGGGATTGCACTTCCCGATCGCCAAGAGTTTCTTCTGACGCTCTATAATTTTCTCAAGAGCATCCTTGTTATAGTCGCCATATACGAACAGGTCTGGGATGAACTGCTTGTAGTAGCCGTTCCCCTCTTCAGTGCCTGACATGGCGATTCCGGCTGGGATGTGCTTCTTGTGCCAGAGAATGTCAGTCACGAGTGTGGACTTGCCTGTACCACGCTTTCCTATAAAGACGCAAACCTTATCATCAGCCATCTTGGACGGATCGAACTTTCTGAGCTGAAGCGTCATCTACAATTTTCACGCAAAATTCAGGGGGACTGGGGGCGCATCAAGACCGAGTCGGCTCGAGTCGCGTAGCGACTCTCGTCTCGTGAATAAGTTCTGCGAGGAGGCGCGACCGCGCCGACGGAAAACAATGTTTTCCTTTACTAGAGATGTCCGCCGGCTACATTCAGTTGGCGGCCATCGGTCAACAGGACGCATATCTCACAGGGGAACCACAAGTGACGTACTTTTCAGGCGTGTACCGTCGTCACACACCATTCGTTCTCGAGGCGTACGACATCCCCTTTCTGGATCAACAGGTTGGGTACGGTCAGAACAATATATGTAGAATTCCAGCCAAGGGAGATTTAATAAGGGGCCTGACCCTCAAACTCGACCTGCCGCCCCTGAACAACCCCGGAAACGACTGGACCTGGCCGACGGCCCCGGCCATCGACACGAATCAACCGTACATACGCATCAACAAACCTGCAACCGGGGGCTCCAACGTGACCCTCACGGCCACCCTCCTGGTGCCATCCTATTCGACCAATAACATCTCAGGGTGGCTCACGACCACATTCTCCCCCTACATCGAATATAACTCGGCCCGCAACCTTTTTGTATTTAGCAACTGTGCGTCTATAGAGGTTCTGAACTCAAGCTCGTACCTTGCCCCAGGCATTTTCTTCGGCCTGGATCCAAAGGCATACTCGAGTATAAATCCATTGAGTGGAAACCTGGTTTATACCGTCAGCAGCACTTCAAATTTACAGGCTAATTCAATTTCTCCTTCAAATGTATCTCCAAATTATATTTCAACCGTGACCCGTCTGGGCGACTTTACACTCGAACAGGCTGGGTGGATCAAATCTATCGGTACTTTGCCCCCTGACCCGAAGAAGGGGTTTTTTGCCTACCTCAATCAACCATTGAACATCTCGGGTCAACAGTTTCTCAACTTTTCAACAACATCCGGTACAGGTGCCGTCTGGACGGTGACTGATCCGTCCGCAAAATTCACCATAACTTCCGGTGGACGCATAAAGTTTGGGAGCATAGGTCTCTACGCCATCAAGGCTGGCTTCGAACTCGGTGCCGGTTCGGTTCAGACCCTGAGCTTCGGCTCGAGTAGGAACGAGACGTCCGAGGGTGGAGGTCCCGTGAATCCCAACTTTGAATCCACGTACACCTTTCGCGTGTCCCCCGACCCGTCCATGCCCGCCGTCATCCCCGTCAGCGTCAAGAGCACTGCCAACACGTACTACTTTTACATATCGAGTACCGGCTCTCAGCTTCAGACCAACTCGCACCTGTCCATAAGTCCAATTGATGAATTTTATCAACTTAATTCGCCAATAGTCATGAATGCCAATCCTTGTAAACTCCAACTCTCGGGCAACGTAATTGTGACCGGTGCATACACTATCCTTTTGACCCCTGAGTCTAATATAAATTTCGTAAATGAGGGAGAGTACCTGATGACAGGAGTCATGTATCTGAACAGCGGGTACGTTTCAAATGTTCAATTATGGGAAAGCGCCAACCTGGTTTACACGTACGACATGTCCGTACAGGGTCGCGACCCGACCTTCGCCTTTTCCATGCCTATTTCAGTTTCAAGTACATCGGCCAATTATTATGCCACAATAGCCACCACCACAACCACCACGGTCCTGGCCAACACCTATTTTGTTTTAAATAGGATAAGTTCTCCGTTGCCCGACTCGAACGTCTTGCCCGACAACGGTCTGACCTTCAGGTCCGTGGCCTCAACGCTCACGGCGCCCTTCAGGCTCACGTCGGACTTCGCCACATCTGGAAACTCAAATCTTATTTCATATACAAATTCAGGATTGAAATTCAGTAGCAACGGTACGTACATGCTTACTGGTGCTGTGTGTACAAAAGACAAAGTGACCAGTTTGACATTCGGGTCGAGACAGTACGCCGTCAGTCTAGGTATTTTGCCCCCTTATACCTTTCAGGTCCCTCTCGTGGTGTCTGACACGTCACTGACGTACCCAATCTCCGTGACGACCGATGGGGCAGGTGCATCTCCTAATATTTTTTCAAATACATTCGTCTCGGTCTATCCAGTGACCCTCCCGATCATAGACGTGGCGGCCCAGATTTATTCATACTACGACTCCGTAGGCACGTGGGCCATAAAATCCGCGGACCTCAAGATTGGCGGCCAGACCATCCAGTCTCTTACGGGAGAATTCATCGAACTCTGGAACGATCTACACGTTCCGTACGAAAATCAGCCGGGCCTCCAAGTTCTCACGGGCAAGAACGACACCCGCACCACCATCAACCCCCCGGGCCGCACATACTTTGTAAATTTACCTTTTTATTTCTACGGAAATCCATCTCTGTATTTACCACTCGTGGCCCTCGGGAGACATGACGTGGAGGTCCACGTGACATTCAAGAACTTTAACGAGTTGACCGATATAGTGGTCAATTCTCCATCTTTGGGAGCGACCATCATAGTCGACTATGTGTACCTGTCTGACCCTGAGATTAATTGGTTCCAACGGGCCCAACTAGATTATGTGATTACACAGTGTCAGTACCAGTCCATCAGTCTCTTGCCCAATTTCCAAAATGCCGTTTTCAATTTAGACCTTAAAAATCCCGTTCGTGAACTGTTTTTCGTGGTCCAACCCACGAACCAGAAACCCTATGACTACTCCAACAACGCTGTCCTGAGTTTCGGTTTGAGCTTCAATGGTCAAGAGGTTTTCACACCGGACACGACCGACGCCCTCTACGCGGGAGATATAGAGCCTTTTAACCACTACCCCAACTACCCTCAGCGTCAGTTTTTCATGTACTCTTTCACGAGCAACCCCAAATCTCCAAAACCCCATGGTCAGATTAATTTCAGCAGAATTAAGCAGATCCTGCTAACGCTCAATTGTGGCGGCCAATCGTACCTCCCGGCCAAAGAGCTGAGAATGACGGCTGTTAATTACAATATTTTGAGAATTGCTGATGGGTTGGGGGGTTTGAGGTTCAACACTTGAGGGGCAAGACCTGAAAGGTCCTTGCCCGTGGCCGCCCGTTAGGGCGGCTCTTGGAGATTTATGGTCTGCGACGCATAAATAACCTCATAGAAAAGGCGCCTGCGGCGCCCTTGTTTTTTCTACGGAGTTACTAGAGATGGCCTCCCGTGCCAGTTTAGCCTTTTTGGGTCAGGAGGATATAGCCCTGAGTGTGGATCCACAAGTTACGTATTTTAAAGAAAAATATGAAGGCTCTAGCCTGTTTGCCTCGCGTGTTGACAAGGTTCAGTTTGACAATGACGCACTCGTTCTGGGAGGTGAAAACGTCGTGGAGCTCCCGCGCTCCGGGGATTTAATAACTGAAATGTATCTCAAAGTTTTCTTCCCTCTGAACCTGCGAGTCCGTGAGGTGGAGGAATCCGTGGGGACCCTTTTCATAGATCGCGTGGAGCTATACATAGGAAGTACACTTATTGAACGAATTTACGGTGAATATATAGCCATGAAATATGACATAGAGGTTCCACAAGGCAAGCAACAGGCCCTGACCGGTCTCATAGGAAAGGGGACCCAGGTTGCCGCCTTGAGCTACACGATCCCCCTGCCTTTTTCTCTTTTAGAAAAGGGAATTCCCCTGTGCGCATTCAAAGAGACGGTGACGTTTCGCATCATCACAAACGGTACACGGACCTTCACTTTACCGCCGGTGGACATTGTGGAATCCGTGCCCTCTTTTTTACACGTGGAATACACATACCTAGGACAAAAAGAGGTCGAGTACATCTGCAAGAATCCCCAGATTCATATTTTGGAACAAATTCAATTGGCGGAGTTCTCAGCACCTCTAGGATCCCGGAACGTCCGGTGTAATCTTGGATTTTCGAACATAGTCAAGGAACTCTTTTTCGTGATCCAGAACGAAACAGCCCTAGGGTACGACTTTTTGGCAGACAACACAACAAACCTCCAGCAAATTACGAATCTCGAACTTCTCTTCAATTCTACAGAACGCGTTTCGACCGAGGTCGGCACGCCCCTCTTTTTGCGGGTCATCCAGGGTCTAGAGTTTCACACCCGTGTTCCAGGTTACTATTTCTATATGTACTCTTTCAGCCTTGACCCAGAGTCCAGAAGACCTTCAGGGGGCGTGAACATGTCTCGAATTCAAAATCAAATTCTAAAATTAAATTTGAATCCAAGTGCTTCACCTAGAGTGATCAGAGTCTATGCTATAAACTACAATTTCCTTCAGGTCGCCAACGGGTCCGCGACTATTTTGTTTTCGAACTTTGCCTGAGAGGAACAGACACCCGCGACTATTTTTGTTTTGAATTTTACTTTAAAATTCTAGAAGTCAATGGACTCTTTGACTCCACGGACAGGTGATGGTGATCTTGACACTTCGTCCATACTCGAATCAGCTCTTGACATTTTCAGACCCGTAATGGAATCAGCGACCGTCATGGCCGCCCACTACGCCAAGGCGTGTGGTCGCGACGTGGTTCTCCAGGAGGATATGCGAATGGGTATGATGTACGCCGCTCGGTACGTCACCGGGCGCCAGATAGGGTCTCTGTTCCCTGAGATCTACAGCGAGTCGCAGAGCGACTCATCCTCCGAAGGTTCAGACTACGATCCCGACGACTCGGACTCTTCAGCCTCTTGGGAAACCGTTTCAGATTCAGAATTAGTATGGACCAAGTACGAGGGCACGGAGGACGAGCAGGCCGTCAAAATGAACGAGTGTGCCGATACGTGGGACGCGTGGGAGCCGCAGAACCCCTCGGAACGTGCGTTGAAAAACGCCGTAGACAAACAACGGGACCTTTAGTAGATGACCTGGTGGGTCCAGGAGGATTCCGAGGAGGGCTTCGATCTCTCCAGGACCAAACCTAAATACTCGGTCCTGCTCGAAGAGGAGGATTACGAAACCGAGGACGAGCTTCCAGGCTTTGATAAGGGGCCAGAGGAGAATTACGGCGGGGACTCTTCTGTGGAAACCTGGGACCCTTGGGAACCTTCATATTTTTTTCTTCTAAAATAGTACAAATGGCCGACATGCTTTCCTCCATTGCTCTCCAGCTCGAGTCCCAGTCCCT